ATTCCAGGACGCTGAACATAATCACCATCATTCCATCTACTACCAGTCTGCGGATTATGTACAAAGAGGTAATCGGGTAATGGATGTCAGCGTTTCGCTGGAGGGGCTTGAGGAACTGAATAAGTCGCTGGTTAAACTGGCGAAGTCTCTGCCACCGGCAAAGGTCGAGCCTGTTCTTTTAGACGGTGCACAGACGATAGCTGATGCCGCCCGGGAAAAAGCACCGCAAGGTCCTACCGGAAATCTGAAAAAGGGATGCATCGCCAAGCTGCTCAGGAGACACGGAGACCAACCACGTCTTGCCCTGGCCGGCGTCAATTACAACGTAGCCCCGCACATGCATTTCATCGAAAAGGGAACTATCAAAATGGCTGCTAGACCATTCTTCCGGCCGGCATGGGACGCCAACAAGGGACCGGTCCTCGAGGAAATCAAGGACAAACTACTGGATGAAATCATGGAGGCCGCTAGAAAATGATTATTGAACAGGGGCTGCATGATAAGCTGGCGGCTACCGCAGCGATAACCGCTCTTGTTTCCACCCGCATTTACTATGTCCGCGCTCCGGCCAACGTTACCGCGCCGTATGTCACCATCCAAAAAATAAGCGCTCCCAGGGGGCACACATATACCGGCCCCTCCGGGCTGGCAGAGGCGAGGTTCCAACTAAACATAATCGCGTCCACATACACGGTTTGCAAAAGTATAGCGGCGGCAATTCAAGCAGTCCTGGACGGTTTTTCGGGTGTGATGGGAACCGGGGGAGTAAACGTCGGAGGCTGCTTTTACGATAACGAAACCGACCTGCCGTATGACGACGCTCTCGGGCTCTACGGACTGGCGGTTGATTATTTAATTACGCATGAGGAGGTTTAAATGACTACCAGCGCTAAAATTGGTTATGGTACTACTCTATCCTGGAATGGAAATACGGTTGCAGAGGTTACAAATCTATCCGGCCCTAACATGAAGAAGCCCGCTGTTAATGTCGGCGACTATTCGCAGGCGTGGGATGAGTTTATCGCCGGGAAGGGCGACGGCGGAGAGCTGAAACTCGAACTTAACTTCTATCCCGGGGATACGGACGGCCAGTATGCTATGTACACCGACTTCAAGGCCGGGACAGCCCGGGCGGTCGTACTCACTGGCCCGACTGCGGCGGCCTTCAGCTTTTCCTTCACCGGCTTGATTACGGACATAGAGCCGAGTTACCCGCAGGGCGATGCCATGAAAGCCGCTGTGACAATCAAGGTGTCCGGTGAGCCTACAATGAATCTGACGACCTCCACCGGCATATCCGCCCTGACTGGTATCGAGGAAAACACCGGCGCGGCTCTGGTATTTGTCCCGGCCTTCGACATAGCCACCTTCGCCTACAACGTCGCGGTCAACACCGCCTCGGACTGGGTGAAACTGACTGTCACTGCAGAGTCGCACACCATCAAGGTGTCCATCGACGGCGGCGAGGAGTCCACGCTGACCACAACGGTACAGTCAAGCGAGTTAGCTCTCGGCGTGGCTGATACTCAGACCGTAATACGCCTCCGTGTGTACGAATCCGGCAAGATTGCCCTGAATTACTACCTGTACGTCGGACGCCCGGCGGCCTAGTTAAACACATGAGGGGAGGGCGAAAAACCCTCCCCTCTAATACTACAAAAAGGGGGAAATATGCCTACTATTTTATTGGACAAAGAGCGCCCGTTTAGCTTCGACCTCAACGCCATGATTAAGTTCCGGCAACTAACCGGCAAGGACATCTCCGTTCTATCAGAGAAGGACAGCTTCAATGTGGAAGTGTTTCGGGCTCTGCTCTATTCCTGCCTGGCCACGGACAACCCGGATCTGACGCTGGAATCGACCGGTAAGCTGGTAACAATCAAAGACATGGACCGGATAGCCGCCGAGTTGCTCAAGGCTATCAACGCGGAGAGTGAAAACCCTTTAGCGGGACCTGGGCCTTCCTGCGACTCCACACCAGCCTAACCGATGCGGAGATAGGACGGCTCACCCCGGGGGAACTGAACGCAATCTGTAAAGAGTATGAGCGGGAAGAAGAAACACTCGATCGGCGCACGGCCCTGATCTGTTTCACCATGGCACAGCTTGCTGGAGCTAATAAGATTAAATACGAAGATTTCATGCCTCAGAAACAAGCGTCCAAAACAAAGCCTATGGACGAACAGGATATACTTGAACATCTCCGCATGATTAACGCGGCCATGGGCGGCAAGGAAATTATAACGTAAAGGCGGTAGCCATGTCGGACAGCCTAGCGCATCTTTACATAATTATCGGTGCGAAAACCGAAGAATTTACCAAGTCTCTCAAGAAGATCGAAAAGGACATGAAGAAAACCGAAAAGGTCTTTATGTCTTTGGGTAAAACGGCTACAGCTATGGGCGGTGCTATCGTCGCTGCCCTGGCCGGTGCGACCAAGGCATTTACTGAAGCCGGATCGGAATTAAACGATCTGTCTATCAAAACACAAACATCGGTTGAGTTCCTAGCCGGCTTGAAGTATGCCGCTGAACAAAGCGGCTCCAGTCTAGGGTCTATGGAGACGGCCCTTAGAATGTCTTCCAAGGCGATAGAAGATGCCATTGACGACGAGGTCACTTTTAAAAGGAAATTAGAGGAAACGATAGCGGCCGGTAAAAAAGAAATTGACACGATGATTGAGGAAGGCGCTACAACCGAAGAGGTGACGGCCGCTCGTAAAGAGTTATCTGATACCACCGACGAAATGATTTCCATCCACAAAGAGGCGCTTAATTCTTTTAACAAGTTAGGATTGTCGCTCTCTGATCTCCAGAAGCTAAAGCCTGAAGATCAATTTAAAACCATCCTCAAGGCACTGGCCGAGGTAGAAAGCCAGACCGAACGCACACAGATAGCCACGGATTTATTTGGACGTTCAGGGGCTGACCTACTCCCTGTTTTGGCAGATGGTGCGGACGGCCTGGAAAACATGATGAAAAAGGGCTTGGAACTGTCGGGATGGACTACCGATGGGGCTAGACAGGCCGATGAACTAGGCGATAAATGGACTGATGTTAAAACAAGCATGGAAAAGGTCTGGGGAGCTATTGGCACATCATTGGCCCCCTCCCTTCAAGACCTTGCGGATAAACTCGTCGCGGTAATAGGTAAGGTTGCCGATTGGATAAAAACCAACCCTGATTTAGTAGAGACCATCGGGAAATTAGGGGCTCTGTTCCTCGGAGCAGGCGGGTTGCTTTTATCTCTGGGAACCGCGGCTAAAATGTTCAATGATTTGAACTCGGCCTGGCAATTAGCCAATAAGATATTACCCGGATTAATTACAAAGATCGGAGGACCAACAACGGGGCTGGCAGGCGCTTTAGGATATGTAGGGCTGGCGATTGCGGGCATAGCTGGTTGGGCCATAGCGATTAAGAGTATTGTAGACAATTTCGAGAACTTCTCTAAACTGATAGAACAAGGCCCGCTGAAAACTCTTTTCCTCTTGATCACCAAAGGGCAACTGTTGGAATATGGCGGTGCTGAATTAGCCCCCGGTGTACAGGAAAGAGCCGATCTATTTACTGAGTCTCTCCCATCCTACGCTGCCGGCGGTATAGTCCCCGGGCCTCGCGGCGCGCCGATCCCCGTTATCGCCCACGGCGGAGAGGAATTTGCCGGAGTAGGAAATCATATCGGCGGCAGCACGACAATCAACATCACCGGTAATTTTATGGGCAATGAAACCGAGGCCCGCCAGTTTGCCCGACGGATCAAACAGCTAATCGGTGAGGATGACCGGCGGACTCAGTTCTCAGGGGTCAACCGCGGGTACTTCGCCGGCGGGAGTCATATCTAATGAGCAGCCCGGTTACCTATGAAATAGCCGTCGCGTGGAACGTCACGAACTGGCAGGAAGACCCTGCATTTGACGATGAATACGACGACATAACCAATTACGTTCAGCATATCGCGGTTACCCGTGGGAAAGACAAAGAGGGCGGAAACCACATTGCGGCAACGCTGGAACTGGTGCTGGTAAACACGTCACACATTTTCACACCGACGTACACTCTGGGCCCGCTGTACGGCCTGCTGAAACCGCGCAAACAGATCCGGGTTGTGGCTACTCACCTGGAAGAGGAATACCCGGTTTACTATGGATTTATCAGCCGGTACTCGATTCATCCCGGCTGGAACGACAAGTACATTTACATTTACGCGACGGACGGGCTGGACCTGCTGGCCCGCCAACTGGTAAACCAGAATTATGACAACCGCTCGGTAGTCACTGAGGGTGAAGCGCTGGATAACATTTTGAACGCTGCCGGCTGGAGCGCCTGGCGCCGCTGGATCGACGACACCAGCGGCCAGACATTCAACTACCCGGAGGTGAGCTAAAATGCCTTCGAAACTTTTCCGGCCCGGAACTACTGGTGTAGACGGTTATGTATATACGACTGTAGGTTCTCCGGGTGCGACGTGGGCAGATTTACGCGCATATACAAATGTAACTGACATACACGCTAATTACGCTGGGGCAGGCGCTAAAGCGGGGTTAGTATCTACAGACTCTAGCGGTAAATGGTGGGCGATATTCCGGGGTGTTGTAGTATTCGATGTAAGCGAATTAGGACGCAACATAGTTATAGATTCGGCTACGTTATCATTATATGGGATAGGGAAAGCAGATGATATTAGCGTCTCCCCGACCATCAATATTTACACTTTTAACAAAAACACTGGCGATACGATAGTCTCCCCGCTGGATTATAACCGCATATACAAATATGGTTTTAACCCTGCCTGTGATACTGCGATTACCTATGCCGGCTGGAACGCTTCAGGCTGGAATAACTTTTCACTAAACACAGCAGGTAGGAATTGGATTGACCCTACCAGTACAGCAACATTCGCTATCAGAATTGCCAATTACGATGTGTCAGGGACTACCCCAGCTTGGAGCGTAGCAGGTACTAATTACGCTTCGTTCGACTGGGATACAGGGGAAACATCCGAGGCGGTCGCGCCCAAGCTGGCAGTTTATTACCATACTGCTACCCCTTCACCCACGGCACCAGGTACCAAGAAAATCATCTCACTTGAGGCGATTCGCAACATCGAGATGGAATCTCTGGGCCGGGCGTATATCGACAAGGACGGTCTATTCGTTTATGAGGGCCGCTACTACAGGAGTTACTAATGGGTGAGATAGTCGCGACGATTACGAACTCAATGGCGGAAATCACCTACGATCTGGATGACCGGGAAATTTACAACGACATCCGGGCGGAGACGGAAATCACCGAAACCACAACCGACCTGGTCACTGACGAAGAGGCCGAATACGGCACCGGGCACAGTTCGGCGATCCGCGACGTCACACTCTATCCCGGACAATCTTACTCCGGAATCGTTCATGCTCCGTCGTCCGCACCTCAGTTTTCATGGGTAAGAGCGATAGCGCAAGGCTCGCTGGACCTTGCCAACGGCAGCGGGATTGTGTATGACAACCTGCCCTGCGTAATCAGTTCGGTCAACGGTTATTCGTGCACCATCACGTTCACCAACAACACCCCGGCGGTGTTGCACCGGTGCTCGGCCTCCGCTATCTATCAATATCTAGTCAACGGGCCGGTCATGCATGAGGAGACCGAAACCAAGCAGTTGACCTATACGATCTACGCCACCGACGAGACGAGCAAAGAGGCATACGGCCGATGTTCACGGTCTCTGGACTGGCCGCTCGGACAAACTAAATCTCAAATGCAGTCAATCGCTAATGCTTATTTGGCCCGGTATAAAGACCCCTACCCACGCGTGACCATGAGATTACTCGGCTCTGACGATACCAAAATAGCGCTGATATTGGCGCTGGATATCAGCAATCGGATTACCGTCATCAACTCCGAAATAGGCATGAGCGCGAATTTCTTTATCAACTCGATAAACCTCACGCACGACCTGCGGGACACTGGATTGTTGGAGGCAACTTTCGACCTGGAGATAGAGCGCGGGTCGGAGACATACGCACCCTGGATACTGGATACCTCAGAGCTAGACACCGAAACAATTCTCGGATAGGAGATTGATATGGCATATACGACGCCGGCTACATGGGCATCTGCACAGGTTGTTACCGCGGCTGATTTGAATGAGCAACTTCGGGATAATATTTCGTTCCTAAAGCTGAACATCGCGCTTGAGGCTGCAGCGCAATTAACTATTTCAGGCGGGGCGATAACCAAGACCCAGGGATATCACAGCGTGGAAACCGAGGGCGGCGCGGCTACGGACGACCTGGAAACCATTTCAGGCGGGGCTGAGGGCGAGATAATCATCATCCGGGCGCACGACGCCTCGCACGTGGTCACGGTCAAGAACACTGACAACATAAACATCCCCGGCGATTTAGTCCTTGATAGCGTCAATAGATTCCTGATGCTGATGCACGATGGGACATACTGGTCTCCGATCATGCCTGCTGGCCCGGTATTTTATTCCGGGGTCTCCGGTAAACTGCATTATCTGGACGCCTCAACGGTTAAAACCGTAGCTCATCTGACAACGACTGCCAGTGATAACCTCATGGTATCCAACGACACCGAGCAGTCCACGCAGGAAACCGACTACACTAAAATCAAGGAAATTATCCTCAACGAAGCACTCCCCGATGTGCGAATAAAGTTCGACCTGAAAACCTCTGATGTATCCGGGACCGCGACCGCCAGAATCTATAAAAACGGCGTCGCACTCGGTACGGAGCAAACCGACGCCACCGGATCCTACGTTACCATGTCAGAGGACCTTACCGACTTCGTCCAGGGCGACTTGATTCAGATATACGCCAAAATTTCCAACGCGACGTATGCCGCCTATGTCGAGAATTTCAGACTCTATTACGACGTGGCGATAGTTGCCACCGCGCTATCATCGACAAATAACGATCCTGCGTAGGTGAAACATGAGAATTGATTATCGTCAATGTGAACCTGGCTGCATCCTGGTACACAAGCGAGGTGGGTTTTTCTCCGTCTCCGGCATCCTCTCCCGGCTACTGAAACTCTTTGATAAGAATTACGACGGCTACGGCTGGCATATGTCTATCGCCTGGAAACAGGAATGGAACGGCTGGTGGATTCTGGAAGCTACGACTGATGGCGTCGAGTGCAACTTCTATCATACTGAATACCTGTTTGAAGATACTCGTGTTTACAAGTGGTTTGACGAACTCAATGCCCGGGACATGGCCGACTTCTTCCATGAGTATAAAAGTAAAATATACGATCGCTTGGTTTACTTCTGGACGGGTTTAGCAATTATACTCCGCAGGTTTTGGGGTATAGAAATGGTACACCCGGACGATGATAAGTTCACCTGCTGGGAATTAACCGCAGAGTTCACGGAAGAAATGAATAAGCCTATCCTGGAATGTTACCAGATGATTATTATATCCGACATGGTGAAACGCTTAGAGTAAAGCAAATCCTGAAATACTTTACTCAAGGGAATTTGACTGAAGCGAGGTTTACTCAATGATAGAGTCTGAAATTAACCGGCAGAAATTATTGGAGATTCTCGAACGCTGGGCCAAGAACGTAAAAGTGTTGCACCTATTGCGCGAATACGATATACCGGGGCTAGTTGATTCTATACAGGGTGTTTATTATCATATTCAACTCTCATGCGGTCACAAAGTAAGAACACTGGATGAAGGTATAGACATCCAATATGACGAAAATGACGGGACGACTTACGGTAGTTACTGCCAGGATTGCGCCAAGCGAGTTATGAAATACCATAATGCCAAGAAGTTAGAATAACTCAGTCTTTGGAGCATATACTCATAGAAGCAATGTCGGAATAAACACGACAATCATCGCAAGAAAGGACAAACACATGGAAAAACTAAGGTCATCTGTCAGGCCGGTATTAACCTATCTTTTTTGTACCGTCTTTGTGGGGCTGGCTATTTACTCATTTATAAAATATGGTAATACCGAGACGGCAACGACAATTCTCATGGGATTTACCGGTGCAGCCGGCATAATTATCGGAATGTACTTTCAGTCAAGAAATAATAAGCCTACCGAAAAATAAAAGTCATAGTCTGGTATTACTATGTGCGTAGACCCGCCCAGAATCGCATCCTGTGAAGTCTGAATACATTGAGAGGGGTTAGGCCATGACGGAAATAGACCTCGACGGCAAGAGCGAACACGATCTGCTGGTTATCACGGTAACAACTCTCAACGGCATGAATGAGAAACTTAACAATGTCTGCCGCGAGGTTGACCGACACAACATACAACTGGCAATCTTACAGACAGAGCATGACGCAAGGAAGAATCAACCCGGGTGTGTATCGCCAAGCAGGAAGCAAAGTTTCACCCTGGCCGGAGCGGGTGCGTTCGTCGGCGGGTTGATAACGGCGGTCATCGCATATTTTTCCAACAAGTAATTTACTATCAGTATATACTAGTAGCAATACGCGGGACGGGTGTAAAAGCCCGTCCCCTCTTTTTTTGTGCCTGAAAATGTTATAATAAATAGAACATTTGTAGTATTGACAAGCTGTCCAATCGGTAGTATTATATCGACATGGAAAGTAATAATCAGGAAAGAATAGACAGGCTAAAGAAATTGCACGATAGGGGTTTGTCCTATAGAAAAATCGCGAGCATTGAAGGCATATCGCGTTCTCGTGTCCATCAATTAGTATCTGGTTATAAGTCTCCTGCTAGTGACAACAGATACGATGAACTCAGAAAGTTTGTTTTCATGCTTGACGAAAACAAATGTCAGAAATGCGGCGCAGTTGAAGACTTGGTAATGCACCACCTTGATGGTGACGATAGGAATAATGATACGGCTAATTTGGTAACCTTATGCCCTAGTTGCCACGCTAAGGTGCATCATAAGAAAGGCGATATAACCCGCACCGAGAAGAAAGAGCGCAATGCCCGGATTATCGCCTACCGGAACCGGGGATACAAACTGATCTCTATTGCCCGGATGTTCAAAATTTCGATAGGCATGGTACACCGGATAGTATCAAGGAATAACGGACAGGAAAGGACTTAACTGAATAGGGTGCTGGTGGCGGAATAGGTAGACGCAAGGCAAATACGGAATGCCGAGGGTAAGACCGTGAAGCCTTATGAGCCAAAGACCCATCCGAGGTGCAAATCCTCGGCCAGCACAAACCTACCAGTCACCTAAGGATAGGTGTAGTCACTGAACCTATTAAGGGCAGGAATCATGGTAGCTATGGTTCGGGAAACACCTTAATTG